TATCGATGTGAAGGTGGATACTTTTATGGGTTACAAAGAAGACCTGATGGAGCTTGTCGAGGGGCAAGAGACGTTGAAGCAATCGTTTGTTGCTTATGACGATGGCATCAAATCCCGCATCGATCAGCTGAAGGCCGAACTGCTGGCGGCGCTCAGTGGGAACCCGGCGCTCGCCGAGGTCGACGCGCTTGTCGCTAAGGCGAAGGCTGACATCAATTCCGACTCGAACGAGGTATTTGACCGGATGCGGGCAAACACGCCGGAAGGCTGACAATTGAGAAAGGGGCGGCCTGCGGGCCGCCTCATCTGCAACCATGCGAGAGGAATACACAATGAACCGTTATGCTTTGATCCTGCCGATGTTGCTGATGGTGTCTCCTGCGATGGCGGCTGACCCGCCCCAAGCTCAGCCGCCGGCTCAGGCTCAGCCGCCGGCTCAGGCTCAGCCGCCGGCTCAGGCTCAGCCGCCGGCTCAGGCTCAGCCGCCGGCTCAGGCTCAGGACGAGCTGGCCAGTGCGATGAATTCGGCATTGCAAGACAGCGCCAAGGCTGCTGGCAATCTCGGTAATGCGGCCCGGGTTGCGATGCAGCAACGGGCGCAGTTGCAGGCACTGCTGGTCAGGGCGGTGGAGCTGTGCGCCGAGCGGTGCATCGAGCTGACGGGGCCGATTGCACCGGCTGAGCCAGCGCCTGCTGAGGTGAAGCCGGAAGTCGCGGCGCCACCGAAATGACCGACCGCGGCACGGTCGATTCGACGCGCCAACGGGGCGAGGACATCGCCCCCCAACTGCGGGCTGAAGTCGAGCGGCTGCGCGATGATTTCGTGCAAGCATCTGATCAAGCCGATGAGCTGCAGGTTGAGATTGAGCGCCTGCGGGCTGAAGCTTTGCGAAACGAGGTTATCGCGACGGGGTTCAAGCTGGAGCTTGATGAACTGCGTGCGGCTATCCCGGAAATCGTCGGCTGTGCTTATGGCGAGGGGCTGGCGTGCCGACGCGATACTGACGGCCGGCATGGGTGTTGCTTGGCGCGGTTGCGCGCGCTGCGGCTTGGCATCGGGGTGGCGCCCGAAGGCTGGGCACAGGCCGGCGAGGATTTCGCGGCGCGGTATCCGGTGACGTTGGCTAAGCTTGCGGAGGAGGACGATGGGGCATGAACAAGGATGAAGATCTGGAAATTGTTGTGATGCCGCAAGTTTTGGAAGCCATAGCTGGCGATCCTGAGTTGGCGGAGATGCTTCGCGAATTCCTCGCCAACGCGCACCAGGCGCATGAAGCGGTTAGGTCGGGGCGATACGAGACCTTCCAGGATGCGATAGAGGCTATCACGGGGTTTGAGCTGAAGGTGCTGGAGGACGAGGACGATGTTGCCTGATGGCGATTAGGCGCGATGCGGCGGTGCTGTGATGGCCGAAGAGGGGGCGTCGGCTACCCCTATGGCCGAAACGTCTGAAATCGCGTCCAGCGCCACCGCATGCGCTCTATGGACATGTCCGCCTTTGGCGTACGGGCTGCACCGCCGACCGGGCTTCCGCTGCCGGCGGCATGGCGGTGAGTCCGTGTGCGGAATCTGCGCCGGCGATTTAGTCGATGCTGTCAGGACAAGGGAGGATGCTGTCCTGCATCCTGATGGTGCAGGATTTTTTATGCCATAGGCGAAGATTCTTGTTGACGCGACTTAATTTACGGAGCACCCTAAATGCTAGGCACCAGATTTGCGACTGCTTCCCGCTCCGTGCAATCACGGGCTGGGTCGCGCAAGGCCAAGGCAAACCGCCACCATATCGGAGACGAGCTAACGCCTGAGCGGCGTCAGCACGGCTCGATCGTGCGTGCCGACGGGCCGGTCGAGGATGTCGACGGCAATTATGGGGTGCCCTATATCGCCCGCGACATTCTTGCGACCATGGAAGCGCGCGGCACGATTAGCGCAGAGATGCGGATTGCTGGCGATCAATTCAGAGAGAATTTCCGGCGGGCTCATTTGGACGAGATGCGCGCAGCCGATCTCGGGCGGGTTGCTGGCATCGGGGGATCGCTCGATGAGGATCTCAGAATCATGGCCGCAAAGGCTGCGGTTATGCGGGCAATCAAAGATGTTGGCGAACCTGGTGGCAGCATTTTGTGGAATGTTGTTGGCTTGGAGTGCTCGCTAAAAGATTGGGCGATCGGGCAAAGTTGGAACGGCCGCCCGACCAACGCGGCGGCCGCCAGCGGAATGCTCGTGGTGACGCTTGGGATGCTGGTCGCTCGGAGCAAGGGGCGCTAAGTGTCATCAGACCTCACCTCTCTATCTAGTAAGAGATGGAGGTCAGTTATTCTGATCCATTGTTCTCTAGTCCTATCGACCATCTCGATTAACATGAGCTGGTCAAACTCATCTTTTAGTGGTCTGGCGTAGTCTATAGCTTCGATAAGTTCGCGGTACGTCATCACTTCATTCCTTCTGCTTGTTGTCTCGCCCGCTCCCGCTCGATATACAGCCATACGTAATCAGGAATAGGTGTTGGCTTACCGGTGCGCGGGTCCGGTGCATCTGATATCCAGCGCTCAACGTGGCGCCATGATCGGTTGACGATCTTCGCAAACTCGGCCGGTGTCAGGCCGAGGGATGCGATGGCGGCGCGGAGGTCGGCGGCGGTCATTCGCACCATTCGCCCAAACGCACGATGCGGCATTCTACCGGGCGGCCGGCCTCGGTGGCGCGTTTACGAATTAGCCGCGTTAATGTTTGCGCGTTATCATACGATAGGGGCTTGCAGTTCGATGGTGTGTTTTTAACAGATAAATCAGTCTGGACGTAAAGCCATGGGTCGGCGCTCTGGCCTTTGTCACGAATGGCTATAGTGTAGGATGTTGAGTTCGTCATCATTCTCTCCCGTGAGCTGTATGCGGGGCCGTAGCCCCGGTTGGTTGCCGGGTGGTTAGTGCTGGACGTCTTCGTGGAGAACTTCGGCCAAGTTATTTTCTAGTTGATCCGCTTTATATCGGCGATCCATCTCGGCTAGATAGATATCGCAGATGTCGCCGTTTCCGAGGATTGTGTTGCGGCCGTAAGCGGCCTCTAGTTCGCGATCAGTCATTGATACACAATGCTCGATTGCCCAAATGATCGCTTGTTCATGTGCGCTCTGTGTCATGGTCGTCTCCCGTTGGGTTTCGCTCGTGCTCATCAGTTCCGGACTTGTACCGGAAGACCCTTCCCCGGCTAGGCCGGTTCCGCCCTTGGGGCGATGTCGCGGGTTCTTTCTGTTTCCGCGCCGGGTTGCTTTGGCTATGGTGCCTCGGGTCCGGAGCCCGTGTCTGTCTGACCATCCCAATATGACACCGTGTCATCAGATGCGCAAGCCCTATTTGGTAACAGCCATAAAAATAATTCGGTGATCTAAATGACTGAACCGAACGCGCTGCTGCTCAAGGCTGGCCGCAATGGCCGGGCCGAGGGTTGGTCGGACGCGTGTGTCGCAATCGCTTGGCGTCTGCGCCTACGCGCGGAGGCGCGCGTTATCGATCGGGACGAGCTGCTCGCATTCGCCGCTGAGCTGCCGGGCCTGCCTTATGGAGCCATTGAATGACTATCCTGCAATCGATCATACGCGCGCTCGGGTGCGCGGAAGATCAGAAAGAGCCGGTTGACGTCGCGCGCATGCTTGACGATATGGCCGCCGGGGCTGAGCCGCATCTTGACTGGCGCCACTCGGTTGTCGATCTGATGAAGCTGTTGGGTCTCGATAGCAGCGTATCTGCGCGCCGCGCGCTCGCGGAGGATCTGCGGTATCGCGGCGAATTCGATGGTCCCCATATGAATCAATGGCTGCACCAGCAAATCATGCATCGTGTCGCTGACAATGGCGGCGTCGTGCCGCCGGAGCTGCTGTGATGAAAAGCAAGCCAACGCCGAAGGGCAAGCCCGCGCCGTTTTCGATGAAAGGAAAGCCGGGCAAGAAAGGCGTGAAGGGCTGCTGAGATAATGCGTCGCTCGTCAAACTATACACCAGAGATTGCCGAGGCAATTTGTGAGCGGATTGCGGCGGGCGAAGCTTTGGCTGCGATTTGCCGTGATGAAGGCTTCCCTCCTGAAAGTACAGTGAGGCGGTGGGCGATTGATGATCGCGACGGTTTTGCTGCGAGATACGCGCTCGCGCGGGATCGACAAATAGAGCATTTCGAGGACGAAATCATTGCTTTGGGCGATTCAATGCTCGGCACTGATAATAATGCGGCGGTCAGTGCGGCAAAGCTAGCGAGCGACAATCGCAAGTGGCTGATGTCCAAGCTCAAGCCGCACAAATACGGTGACAGGCTCGCGGTCGGCGGCGACGCGGACAATCCGCTAAAGGTCTATCACCAAGTCGCTTATGTAATTGTCGATCCGAAAGAGCCGAGCGAGGGCTGATGCTCGGCGTTTTGTCCTGGGTGACTGACGCCGCTGCCATTGTCGCGGGGATCGGGGCGCTAAGTATCTTGTTCATGATGTTTGTCGGCCGCTGATTTCTGCCACTGACTCTAGATTGAGTGGCGTCAACAAGCCTGCTACGCTGAATCCATTCATATGGCAGACGGAGCGCGGGCTTTTCGGGCCTGACGCTGAACCCTGCCCATGTGGCACACTGTCTTAAATAACGCGAGGCTGTTAATGAGCGTCGAGGCCGTCACGATCGGGGCGGCGACGCTCTATTTGGGAGACTGCCGCGAGGTGCTGCCGGCACTCGGCATGGTCGATGCGATCGTGACCGACCCGCCTTATGGAATACCGCATAAGTTCTCTCCGCAAAAAGGCGCTGGAAGAAAAGGCACGCGGACCCTAAACTTCTCTTGGGACACCCTCTCTATAAACTCTGTCGTTTTTGATGCAATCAGCGCAATTGCGCTCAAAGTGCAGTCTGCTTTTGTTTTCTGCGGTCTTACGCAGGCCAGCGTCATTGCTGGCGCCCTTCGCGCCGCCGGGCTTATTGATAAGCCTGCGGCCTGGGTGAAAAAGTGTCCTGCGCCGGCCGCGCCCGGTAATTGGTGGCCGTCAGCTTTTGAACTCGCGGTGTATGCGTATCGGCGAGGCGCGTGGTTCGGGGATACAGACACGAAGCGTCGGAATGTCTTCATCGCAGACAGCTATCGACATGGACAGCCGGGTAAAGTGGCGCATCCAACGCAAAAGCCGCTTGTGCTTATGGAGCGGATTGTCGGCGCGATTGTCGCGCCCGGCCGTATTGCCCTTGATCCCTTCATGGGCAGTGGCACCACGGGCGTAGCATGCGCGCAGCTCGGCCGCCGCTTCATCGGCATTGAGATTGAGCCGCGCTATTTCGAGATTGCCTGCCACCGGATCGAGGCTGCACAAATACAAGAGCGGATGGCTGTATGAACCGACTGATCGCCCTTTGCGCGGCGGCATTGCTTTGCGTGCCGGCGCTGGCCTATGGCGAGATCGACTTTATGCCTGGCAGCCCGTGCGTCAGCGTGATACCGGGCACAAAGGCGGTACATGTCACCCATCCCGTCCAGCGGGCCTGGGAGCTTTGCCAACGCCCCGAATTCCTTGCGGTCCGCGCCGAGGCTTGCGCGAAAATTACCCAGCTCTATGCCGAGACTGGGATAGCGGCGCGCGAGCAAGCCGAAAGCGACAAGGCGGACCAGGAATACATCACGTGCGAGCTGCGATACATTGACAGCGTGGCGGCGCCGCGATGAACCGCCGCCGTCTGATTTCCGCCTGTATGGTGGCTGTGCCGGGACTGTTTGCGGCGCGTGCTGCGGGGGCGGCATTGGATGACATAGATCCTGACGTCTTCCCCAGAGGCAACATAGCCGGCCCGATGACGCCGCCCGATTGCGATCGTCAATTAGACTGTCGGTTCGCGGCCGGCATGTCGACCGCGACAGCGAGGTACTGCGGGCCGGCTGAGTATAGTCGCGCCGGGACGGTGGTCTCCGAGCCTAATGATTGCAACGTCACGACGACGCAATGGTCTTGCCAGACCTGCGGTAAGTCCTGGGAAGAGAAATCTCCTACCTAATGCTAGGCAATACCGAAACTGCGCTGTGGTGCGCCGTTCTCGCGCAGGCATTCTATGATGCGACCAACCGGCTGCCGGTTGACTACAAGCACTAGCACGTCGATTGCGATGAAGCGCGCCGCTGGCTGGTCTATCCGAGCGAAGAATTTTCCGAGGTCTGCGAAATGGCGGGAGTTGATGCTGAAGTCGTTCGGCAGTGTGCGATTGACATCGCGCTCGATGGCTGGCAACGGCCGTATTGATGCCGCCTGAGATCCTGTTCGCCGCGTTTGGACCCACGGTCGCGCTCTGTCTGGTTGTGCTTGGCCTGGCTTGGTTGTCGGGTGGTCGGTAAGTGCTCACCACTATAGTCGCCCTCGGGTTTTTGGTGCTGTGGGTTGCCTTACTGCTCGGGGCGCTTTTCTTGGAAGACCTCATCTGGTGGCGGAAGTGACGCTAACCGAAGCGCTTGGGATATTGCGCGACCGCGCCGGCTATCTCAAAGGCCGCATCATCGCCAAGCAGGCCGTCGGCTGGGAATTCCAGTATGATGAGCGCGAGCGCGCGGCACTGGAGCTGGCCATCGTGGCGGCTGAGCGCGATACAAGCACGGACGCCGAATGAGCGTCGGGTTAGTTGCAATAGTCGTGATTGGGTGGTCTCCGTAGTTGCCGTAAGGCGCTACTGTGGCTACGTCGGCGGGTTTGGGTTTGCCCACCGCCAACACAAGGGCGGTTCTCCTGGCAGGGAGAAGCCGCCCTTCGTGTTTATGGTTCGACGGACCACCTCTCCGTCGCACATCAGCCAATTGCAATGAGTTACGCGCTAACCTGTCGATAACCCATCTTGCTACCCATCATACTGAGGCGGGCTTATGGCGTCGCTAGACCTGGAGGTAGCGCGGGTCTTTAAGCCGCTGCTCGGTAGTGCGCGGTTTCTTGCGGCGCACGGCGGGCGTGGTTCGGGCAAATCCCATTTCTTTGCCGGCAAGATGATCGCCCGCGCCATTGCCGAACCTGGGCTGCGCGCTGTCTGCATCCGCGAAATCCAGCGAAGCTTGGCGCAGTCGGTTAAGCGCCT